TAAAGCCCTTTCTGATACCAGTGATCCTTTTATACAAAGACCCACTAAGGATTTTACTAATAGTAGCCTTACTAACTTCATATTCTGTTGCTAAAGAGGAGGCTTTCTCCCCCTCTTTAACTCTTTTTACAATACTTAATACATCATTGATCATAAGCTTATTCACAGCTACGAATTCCTGTTTTTGGATCGTAATAGCAGGCAGCCCCTCCACTCTCGTTAATAAAAGTGTCTGGAACTTCTTCAACCTCTACAGCAACATCTTCTACAGAAGCTGCTGTAAGAATGCCTGCCCGTTTACCACTAGCTCTAAAAGTAGTACAGCCGCTAGCACCACCCTCATAAGCTAACATATAAACATCCTTAAACTCATCCCAAGTTACATCGTCTCCAACATTACAAGTCTTGGAGCAGGCTGAGTCGATGTAGTGAGAAGCAGCAGTGAGAACCTTTACGTGATCAGAGACAGGAACATCAGCACTAACACGGCCGTTAACACCAAATACTCTAACTCCGTAGTCTTCGATCCTTTCGGTCTTTGGGCCATCAAAAGTTTGAATAATCCTGTTATAATCCAAGCTAAAAACAGGCTCAATGCCACTACTAACATTGTCTGCGGATATAGAAATGGTACCAGTAGGAGCAATAGAAAGCAGATGACTGTTCCTGAGCCCATGTTCTCTGATACGATTTCTAATCCCCTTAGGGAGGGTTCTAGCAAATTCACTCTTAAGAAGTTTTTCATCATAGAGTGGGAAGGCCCCTTTCTCAATAGCCAAGTCTACAGAAGCGTTGTAAGCTCCATCTCTAAGTTTAGTTAAGATGTTTGAAAGTTCCTTAACAAACTCATCACTTCCGTACCACTTGCCCATAGCTTCAATAGCATTAGCTACACCAGTGACACCCAGCCCCATTCTTCGTTTATCTTGAGCTTCCTCTTTATGAGCTTCAAGAGGGTAGACACAACGATCAATGATATTGTCCATTGCTCTGACGACAATAGGGATGTCTCTCTCAAATCTCTTATAGTCAAATCTCATTAGAGGGTTATACTGAGGCCCCTCATCGTACCCCATAATTCCCCCATCAAGCATATACTTGGTGAGATTGAAGCTACCTAACAAACAGGCACCATATGGTGGGAGAGGCTGTTCACCGCATGGATTTGTAGTGGTGATGTTTTCACAATACCAAAGATTGTTCTTCTTGTTTATTCTGTCGATGAACAGGATACCGGGTTCTGCCCAGTTCCATGTGTGACGGAGAAGTTTGTCCCAAAGATAGCGAGCCCTAATTGTAGAATAGACACGGCCCCCAAAAACAAGATCGAAATCTGTATTAGCTTTGACAGCATCCATGAACTTATCCGTGATACCCACCGATATGTTAAAATTGGTGAGCTTAGTCTTGTTGGCTTTAGCCTCGATGAACTCCTCAATATCTGGATGATCAACCCTTAACACTCCCATCTGAGCGCCCCTACGATGGCCCGCAGAGGCGATAGTCTGACACACAGCATCATAGATGGTCATGAAGCTAATAGGGCCACTAGAGCGGCTGTCAAGGCTCTTGATGATCTCTCCTCTGGGACGTAGAGTAGAGAAGTCGTAGCCAATCCCTCCACCCAACCTCATTGTTTGAGCAGCCTCTTTAGCCTTCTCCATAATGTCGTTCATGTCGTCATGGATAACACCAGAGACGAAACAATTGAACGGTGTAGTAACACGAGGAGCACCCATAGCTGCTTGTACCCTACCTGCTGGTAGGAACCTCATATCTAGAAGGATCTCCCTAAAATCTTGGTAGTGTTGGTTGTCATCTTTTAAAGCATCAGCTACACGGTTCATAGCCTCTCTAAAAGTTTCTCCTCTTCCCCTGTATTTCATACTATGGATTTCCTCGCTAATGCCTAGCGAGGGTCCATATTTTTGTTTTTCATCATGCATGTTTTAATCTTCTTCGTACTTTGGATCTATTCTAATCTTATTGAGTTCTCTTTCAAGGTCTGTCAGTTTTATAAAAGCTCCCTTATTTTCTTTAAAATTCCCTTCCTCATCTTGTTGTAGGATTAGAAACTCTAATACTGGCCCATCTTCTGAATTAAGGTCAAACCTAATATCTAGATGATATGACATTTAATCAATCAAATCCTCAAAGCAAGCTGGAATGTAATATTCACTCTTTAAGATCTTACCATCATCCCTTCTTACAGGCACCCTTTCTGGCCCAATCTTGCTCATATTAGACGAATGAACACGATTAAAAGCTACATCAAAGATGTCATCAAAGGAGAAGGCTAAGATAGTACCACTAAGGACATACTGTAGATCACACAACTCCTTAAGGAGGGCTTTCCTGTCTTCTTTAGTGATGGGCTTACCAACACCAAGTTTAAACATCACCATAGTGATCTCATGCTTAACCTCTTTAAGCTCTTCTTCCATAAGCTTATAACGAAGATGGGCTACATGAGGGTCTGTCCAACCTTCTCCAAATCTAGGACCAGTGGCCTTATCAAATTCTCTTACTTTATCCTCACGAGTATCGGCTCGCATCATTCAAAATCCTTTAAATTGTTAGCAATACGTCTAGCCCAACCTTTACCAAACTTACCCCATGTTGAAAGGTTAGACATAAAAGTCAACCTCTCTCCTAGATATTTAGCAGTTAGGATGTACGGATCTTCTTTAAGAACTGCTGCCAATGAGAGCGGGCCGAAAACACCATCATCTGCCACCCCTGCCGCCCGTTGAAGCCATCTAACACTATTACCCACACCACTATTAACAGCACCATCAAAGAAGTTAAAAGCCACCACATAGGGGAGTTTGTCTCCTTGTACCTTATCCCAAAAATCCTCTTTATAGATAATTTTTGCGTTTTCTAAAGTGAGAGTTTTAATGTTGTAATTTGGGTAAGATCTCTTACTAATTCCGTACTTAGTTTCTCCACCGGGATCATGAGGGTTATTGACATAACCCCCCTCATGACCAATCAGTGTATCAAAAGCTGTATCAAAATCACTCATCCAACACCTCAATGGGCTCGACGTGATCTACTGCTTCAGAAACTACCTCATCAAAACCCCCACTAAGATAACCTTTTAAAGCTTCTTCTTTTGTAACAGGGGAGCTAAACCAAATTCTCTCAGTAATGAGAGCGTTATATTGTATAAACCACTCATGCTTTTTCATTATTCATCCTCTTCATCTTCTTCCTTCTCGTCAGGATCGGGGTAGTGCTCCACCAACTCCTTGACAGTTTCTTGAAGACGGAACATCATCCTAAGCTGTTCAATCTTGCTCTCTTCAGAGCAATAGACGTAATACTCTTTACCGTTCTTGGATCTTGCAATGAGAGCTACCTTTGTAGCGTTGTTAAACATCTCATTAATAAACTTACGAAATTCCCCATCTTCATCTTGAAGAGGCTTGTGCAACTGTAAAATTTCAGCCATTATGTTTCCTTAAAATAAATCTGGTTCTGCTTCATGCAAAACTTTGTGGATGCTTTTAGCAATCTCTTGATGTTCAAATTGAGTGCCGTTACCTTCTCTTAAATCAAGATAGTGTAACCAAGTACGAATAGGAGCAGACATATAAAGCTTACTCATAGTGAGCCCCTCAGGGAGGAATACCCTAGCACACTCTTTAGCAGCCCCTCTTTCAATCCAGTGACCGTACAGCCACTTAGTATCTTCTATAATCCTTTCACAATCTCGTCTAAATTCCTCTTTATCCTTTTCAGAAAAGGTATCGAGGCTAGACTGTCTGTTCTTAAGATCTTGTGCTCTAAGCTCCCTCACTGTGTATTCTTGAACTTCAGCGTATCTTTGACTGAACTCTTGAAACTTAGCAGAGGTGTGTCTAAGAATTTGACGAGAGATATCTCTAGGAGCTTTAATTTCTACAGAGATATGACACATCTCAAAGGGAGACCAATGTTTATTACGAATAAGATAAGCTATGAGCTTCTTGTGTGTTGATAGGTCTTCTTGGTTCCCACTAACCTTAGCCATATAGGCTATGAACTCTGGGATGGAATGTACCCCCTCAACAAGGGGTACAGTTTTTCCAACAATCTTTACCTCAAAAATCATTATCTACCTTTGTGTCCATCTTCATTAGAAACTTTTCAGTAGATGTGAACAGGTCATTGATGGTAACGAAGAGGTCTCCGGGGATTGCACCCTTATAACCACTCCGCTTCCAAGCTGCAAGCTGTCCATTGTAATTAATAACAGCTTTGCTAATCCCGTCTAACAAATCTTTCTTCACCAAAATATCATCACTCCCGCTATTAGTAGCGTTGTTATTATTAAATAGTACATTATTGAACTGCGTTACCTAGAACATTATCGTTTTTAACATTCAAGGCATAACGAGTACGTCCCCAACCACCACAATCCTTACATTGAAATCTGTGATACACTCTTGCTGCGGTGTAGGAGAACCCTCTTCGTTGGACGTTAAACGATCCACACTTAGGGCAGATAGGCTTATCAGGGTCTGCATAAACCCCAAGATTGGGGTGATTAGGCATCCAAGGTCGCATCTTATAATAAAGTTCTTCTAACGCAAGAACATCTTCAATATTATAAGTTCTCATTTCGTCCCAAGCTTCATCGTTATTACGAAGACACTCAAGCCATAATTCAAACCCCGGAAACTTCTTGTGTCCCCCCTTCTTTACTTTGCACCCCAATACCAGAGTAAGATATTCCAAGGAGTTAGAGGGAAACCCAAATTCTCTCTTTGCTGTTTTGTAAGTGTCGATAACAACAACAGGGGAAGGAGGAGGAATATTGTGAAACAAAGCACGAGAACGGATTTGAGGAATATCAAATTTATCACCGTTATGAGCAATAACAATATCGGCATTATCCAGATATTCGCACAAGCTTTTAATAATTGAGTAATCATTTTCCTTTCTATTCTCTTCGTAATAAATGTCAGGGGAGTCAAGCCACTTACATGCAAAGCTCATAATGTGACTATGCTGCAACACTTGCTTAGCTCCTACATTCTCTTGCCAAAATCTCCAGACGTAGGCAACCTTAGGACTTGTCTCAATATCTAAAATTAAAATTTTAGGCTGCACGGGTCCATCCTTTACAAGTGGAACGTTCGCCTAATAACATCTTACTAAAATTTGCTTGAGTGAGATTGTGCAAACGACAAAAATCAGCTTGTCCAGTAAATTCCACAACAACCCCTTCAGGAGAGGTTGCTTTATAACTTTTCTGTAAGCCATGTTTAACATTATCTTCTCTAGACATCCATTCAAGATTATCTAAAGAATTGTTTAATTTATCCTTATCTTTATGATTTACAGTTTCTAAGTTTAAAGGATTGGCTATAAAATATAGACCCAATAGTTGATGAATTGGCCAATGTCTATTATTTAACTTAGTAGTTAAGTACCCATTGGAATTAATCCACTGAGATAAAAATTTACCTCTTTTAATAGAAAATACTAATCCATCTTCATAAAGATAATACTTTTCAAGAACTAGGATTTTTGGTAGCATCATCATACTCCTTTAATAAGACTTGAGCATAATGAATGGTTTTTTCGATATCCAGCCTACCCCCTTTTTGTTTATGACGGGTGACAAGCTTAACAATGTTAGCTTCACACCAAGGAAGTTCGTTAGCCATGATATACTCTACAGGCTGGATCTTACAGTTTTTGTAATGATCCCCACCCACTTGAGTGGTTAATGGATTTACAGGCTTTGCAGTTTGAGGGATAATAATGGGAACATCCCAACCACCTCCCTGAACTGCTGATGTATCGTTAGCTCTATTAAACTCTCTACTTGCTTTAACGTAATCAACCAAGGGATTATTCCAATTCAAGGGATTATTCCAATTCTTGTGAATTGACATAATCTTCGTCTGTGAATTCCAGACCGCTTGTTACAATCTCTTTTACCTTCTTGTCTCCAAGCTTCTTAATCACACTTAAAATATCGTAAATATCTTGTTTATCTTGAATAGAAAATTGTCCAATATAATCTTCTAGAGGAGCCTTGCCTGCATCAGCAAAAATATTCTGGCACAGCATAGCCCTGTTATAAGCCCGAAGAGGACGATGGGCGACATCATTAAAGTTTGACATTATCTTCTTTTTCTTTCTCTTTGCGCCGTCTTTCCACAGCGATGTTTTTTTCTTTAGAGGTTTTTATCATGTGACATTCTAAACAGAGAAGTTGTAAATTATCCTTCTCACAGAAGAGTCTTTCGATAAACTTATTCCAATCAACCCTACCTTCTGTAGGGTCTACTACAGGAACTACATGGTCAACGACTACACCTTTTAATCGTTTACCACCTACTTTAATAGAAGCTGGTACGTGGTTTTTACACTCGTTACATAGGTAAACACCCCTTTCCATTCTTGCTTCTAATAAGGTCTCATAGACAGGTCTCCACCTCATAGAACCACGTCTTAACAAGCTACGAATAAAAGTATTAAACATACCCTCAGTCATAGTGTTGCTACACCTTGTTCTGGGGATCTTAGGTTTCTTCATTATTCTAACGACTCTAACTCTTTCTTAAGTCTAGAAAGTTGAGCTTGTTTTCTTTTTAAAGCTTTAGCATCTTTTTCAGCTTGATATTTAGCAACTCTAGCCTTTTCTTTAGCTTCAAGCTTGCTTTGTTCTTTAATAAAATCATCCGCAGATACAAAAATTTCTTCAAGGTTCTCTTGATTAAGCTCGTATAAAATAACATAGCGCCAAGATCTCTTATTAAGAGCGTTAGCTTTTTGTACTGCACCCTCAAGTTCTTGAAGTTTGTCATCCTCTAGTTCTAACCAAGGACTAGAAGAACTAAAACAAGTATTATTACTTTCTGCGTAGTCTCCGTAATAATTACAAGAAGCTTCGTATTTTAAAAGCTTAATACGTCTCATTCTTCCTCCACCTCAATTACAGGAATGCCTGCTTTCTTAGAAATCTTCACCATATTATCTGTATTTCTACCTCCGGGGAAAGCGATTACTAGATCAGGTCTACTGTCTGCAAGCATCCGCTTGTTTCTGATCATTACAGCGGCTCTGTCTTCATTTTCCCAATCAGCTTCGTACACATGAACATCTCTACGATTGTGTGTAGCCCACATATGAACCCAGAAGTCTGCCCCCTTTGCTCCACCAGTGATAATAGTGGTGAGGTGGTAAGTCTTGTCAATGTTTTCAATCGAAGAAAAGACAAACTGCTTATCAGTGATGTCTCTTCCTCCACAAATAACTGCTCTCAACGGGCTAACTCAACAACAAGAAGTTGACTCTTACTACCGTACATAACATTCTCTACAGAAATTATATACCCATGTTCCTTACTAGGTTCAACAACCACCACCTTTCCTCCAAGTTTAATACACGAGATTAAATCACTTATATACTCGTTATTTACGTAACCATTACTAAATTTCATTTAACTCTAAGTTCCTCCAGATTAACTGGTGTGTAATTAGTTACATCCACACTCACATTAATGTGATATTCAGAGGGGGTAGGGTTGGAATGAATGTGTCCATGAACATTCTTGAAGTCTGTCCCATAAGTGTGTGGACCATGAAACTGACTGACATGCATAGGGATGTGAGTGAGGACAAGCTTGAAATCAGTAAGAACTTTCCACAAATGAACCTTCTTAAAGAAGGCTCCCTTACTCATCCAAGGAATGTCATCATGGTTCCCTACGATAAGCTCTTTCTTACCAGCCAATCTGGGCCACATACTCTTGAACTTTTCTTTGTTTCCCCAGAAGACATCACCTAGGTGGATGACTAAATCTCCTGCCCTCACCACACTATTCCAGTTTTCAATCAAAGCTTCATCATGCTCGTCAATAGTCGAGAAGGGACGAGGAGGATCAAACTTAATAATCTTGTCGTGGAAAAAGTGTGTGTCACTAGTAACAAAAATTTCACTCATAACAAATCTTCTTTCAAAATTTTAATCTCTGCTCTTTCTAAGAGTATGTTAAATACCTTCCTAGCTCCTAGCTTCCATTGATAAGGGTCTAGATGATAGAAAGAGTTTGGGTTGGACTTCCATAAATTAGTGTGCCAAAAATCAAAAGAGAGGTCTTCCCACATTCTTTGATAAACCTTAACAGACTTTCTAATAACAATAGTGATGTTAGGGAACTTCTTATGTCTTAGGAGTTCACAAAAAGAATTATCTGGTGGGGGTCCATCCTTATACCCATTCTGTTTACTTTTATTATTAACACTTACAAAATTATCAATAATAAAAGCTGACCTTGGGGTATGTGGAGCCCCCCTCCTATTCCAATCTACATAAATTTCTCCTAAAAAATCCCAATCTGTGGGATCATCTAGGTCTAAGTTATTAAACATCTCCCTACTACCGAACAAGTAGAAATTAAGTCTGCCCATTTCTTTTAGGACACCCAACATTTCTAGTTGTTCGTCTTCAGTTAATTTAAAGTTGGCGGCTTCCACCATACTATTTCCCTAATGTGTTATAAGTTGCAAACTCCCCAAAGAACTCTTTGGAAGCTTTGTTATAAGCAAGAGCTGCTGCTGTCTCGCATCTAAAAGAACCTAAATATTTTTGAACCCTGTTAATTGTTATACGAGCGTGCCATAAACCTTTTTGAAACTTAACTCCTTTATAATGTTTTAAGTGTTTAGAGTTTTGTCTATTCTGAGATTTAGAACACTCTCTGAGATTTTCTATTCTATTATCTAATGGGTTGCGATTTTTATGGTCTAAATCTTTAGTGGGCCATAGCCCCTTACAAATTCTCCAAATAATTATATGAGAGTAATAGTACTTACCCCTAAAACCTACGCGTCTATACCCATCTTTTAAAGTACCAGCTTCACTACCCACCTTTACATTAGTACGATTTCCGGGTAGTTTTTTCCAAAGTAGTTGCCCTGTACTAGGTACATACTCTAAATAATCAATTATTTCACAGGGGGTTGCCAAAATACAGGATTTCCTTCATCATCCAAACTCTTAATCAGGTATAAGAGAGAGGCTTGTTCACGAAACTGAACTTTCCACTCATCCTTATATACTCTTTCGTAAACACTTTTTACTACTTGATAGCATTCGTATTCACTATTACAATCTTTAAGATTGTCGAAAGCAAACACAGGTCCGTAATTCTTAAGCCCTCCGATATTGTCGATGCTATCCCCTGTTAACATTTGAGAGTAGAACCACTTATGCCCACCTCCAAACAGTTTAGGTTTTATACCCTTCTTATCGGATCTTTGTAGATCCAAGAACCCTAATGCACTAATGTTAAGGGGACCAATAGATCTTTGATTAGCACACTCCCAAGAGTAAAATAACCCTTGGCACTGTCTAAGGTCTTTGTCACGAGAACAAAGAGTAGTAGTGTGAGGAGGAGCTTTTGTATGATAAATACAAAGCCAGTCATCAGCCTCAAGCCCATCCTCTGCCACCACTACATCAAAATTGTGTAGGAGGTGAGATACAATGTTTTGATAGTGGAAAGGTTTTTCAGATTTTCTACCAAACTTATATGGCTTACTCTTAGCCATCTCTTCCCTATAGAGCTTCCTATATGGAATTGGTGGCAAACCTTCCCACTTTCTCTTAAGATTTAGATGAAGATTAATTCTAGGAGAAGTGGTCATAAACAAGAGGGGAGGCTCCTCAGCCTCCACCTCATCACAAATTAAATCAATCTTACGATAGAGAAGGTTCTTACACCACTCCCAGCTTCTCACTTCATCTTGTCTCTGACAACTGTACCCAATCTCATAGTTCAGAATGTCAGCGTCGATGAGAGCCTTCATTTACCAAGCTTCTTCCTCTTCATCATTAGGCTTATTCACTTGAGGTTCCCCATCCACCGGAGCAAGGACCTCTCCACCGTTCCAGTCAAGAGCTTCCTTGATTACGGTTTGTTGCCAAGGCTTAAGACTCTTGAACACATCAGGATCGAAGTTGTAGAAATCAAAGATGATAGCAGGATTAACAAGAGGCTTAGCCTTAAGTTTCTCCTTAGCCCTCATGGGAAGTACAGAACTGATGTAATTCTTATCAGGCTTACCAGCCTCTCCCTTGTTACGAACAAGCTCAATGACACAGGGAGTATTTACAAGCTTAGTAAAGTCTCCACCAAAAGCGTATTCAGGATCAAGAGCCTTGTATACGATAGTGGAGGTAGCCCTAATGGAGCTAATGTTCTTAGGTACGAACCTTAAGCTAAAGAACCTTGGCTTTGTTTCGTCAGGCTCTCCCTTGTCATTCTCCAAGAACTCATCTAAACATTCAAAAGTGAGCATATATTCTAGGGAAGGGGGCTTCTGTTCCCCCATATAAACCCGTCCCTTCTGGATACCAAGCTCAATAACCTCTGCCAGACGAGAAGGATATAAACCTGCATCTAGCACTGGAATTGGCTTACCACCACCAAAGGGGATTTCATTTAAACTCTTCATTAATTTACCTCTACAGCTTCTACAGCTTCAACCACTTCCTCTACCACCTTAATTAGATGAGTGTAGAGAACATCACTCTTACTGAGCACGACCTTATTGGTACCTGCTACAATTTGAATTTGATCCGTATCTGTATCCCACAGAACATCTTCCACACCCTCAATGGGAAGGGGGGCTCTCCCCTTATCCTTAAAAACAATTGCTACTTTATACATTATAATATACCCCTTTTTTAATGAATGTCGGCATAATTGCCGCCAGACTTTGTATCTACTTTTAACTTGATATTTAATTTTAACTTGTTATTTACAGCCGTTATGGCCTTTTGCAATATGTTTTTTGTCACCTCTACGTCATCTTTTCCAACTTTGATGATAATCTCATCATGGAATTGAGCAGTGATCTTACGATAACGTCTAACTTCTCTCACCCAATTGTCAAAACAGAAAACCCCTGTACCTTGATTAAGGGTAGAGAAGATATCTTTTTCGTATCTTAAACTGTACCAAAAACCACTCACTGGATTTAATAACCACATACTACCTTTAATAGTTTTAATCTTAGTGTTAGCTGCAATCTCCTTAATTGACCAATTACGTGTCCAGTAAGTTTGAAGAAGGTCTCCAGCAAAAGCTACACTAGCCTTAAGATCACGAGCTAATTTAGCTTTACCAATACCATACGTAGCAGAATAGTTTACGACTTTATAAACCTTTCTTAGTTTACCATGGTCTTCCTTTCCATCTTTATGTGCAGCTATTTGTTCTGAAGATAAAGCTCCAGCAACTCTAGCAAGGTCTAAGTGAGGATCAAATCCATCTTCACTCATCTCATTGACATAATCAGGATCATACTCATACATGAAGTGTCGTTTAGTAAGGTCTTCTAATGCCACTGCATCACTACCTACTAGAACGCAATCTTCATCAGGGATTAAACATTCTCTAACCTCTCTCCCGTACAACTTATCTGTGCCGGGTAGATTAACGATTGTAGTATGTTTAAACCTTAAAGTGTTAGTGAGGCCCTGTATCTCAGCTTTGAGGATGTTATTCTCGTCAGCATCTCTTAAGAAGCCTTTAAGCAAACCAATCCTGTGATTTACTGCACTTAATCCTTCAAGGACAAAAAGCTGTGGATGATCGTCAAACATAGAAATAATAGAGTCACATAGATCAGGAGAATTAGTTTTCTTGATCTGTGGTACTTTACGAACGATTTCTCCATTCTCTTTAATCTCTTTATATAAATCAGGTTCCCACCCTAAGGAGAATAGCCAGCTTTTAATCTGGTCTGGCGAAGAGGGATTAGGTTCTTCGTACCCTAAGACAACATGAATAGGCTCCCTGTGTTCAAAAGGTAGATTTCTCTCAGATGTAAGAGCTTTCCAGTTTCTACCTGAAGCACTCAAGTCTCCTGCTTTTGTAAAAGGTTTTGCAGGGGGTACTCTAGCTCCAAGCTTTTCCACTTTAGGCATTAGTGGGATGAGTTCTTTCTCTTTCTCCTCTTTAATTTTTAGAAGTTTATCTAAATTCTTTTCACACTGGTCTCTGTCAAGTCTCCAACCCACTTCCTCCTGCTCTCTGGCACAATCCATCTTCCAAGACAGATACGAAATAATAGGAAGAGTAGTAGGGTCTTCTGTCTCATATAGTTTAGATAGCAAACCTTTTTGGTAGGTGAAAAGCTTTCTATTAATGTCCACGTCTGTATTACATCTGTGAACATAAACTTCTAAAGGCTCATTCTCCCAATCAATAACAGGGGGCTTAGGTATGTGAAAGTACTCCCCCCACATCTCTAGTCCATGCTGTTTCTTTTCTGGGCTTAAGTACCAAGATAAAGCTAAAGTGTCAATCAACTTAGCTTTAATCTTTATCTTTAAAACCCTCTCAAGATTAGGTATGTCCCACTGGATAATACGGTGGCCTATTAAGACTTTCTGACTTAATAACCACTCTCTCATATCATCGTATGATGTAAGACTTTTAATATTGTTGTCTTCATCTTCGTAGGATAATACATGAAACTTTGTGGGGGTTAAAGAGTTTCCCTCACAATCAAAGATCACTTACATTAAATCTTCTTTTGTAATTTTCTTCGGAGGGGAGTAGTTAAAATCACCCCCATTACTTGTGTACGTATACGTGTGATAATTATAATAGACATTATAATCATTATTACGTGCTCCCGCAAACCAAATACGATCAGGTCTAAGAGGATCTACATAGTAGTTTTTTTTCATCCCATCCCCAATAATTGTTGTTCTTATTCACTAGAAATATCCCTAAACAATAATTTGTAATTCCTGCATACAGTTTTTACTGTGTTTAATGATGTAGAAGTTAACACACTAATCTCTTCAAGCTTATACTGCTTTATATAGTAAAGCTCTAAAATCTTCTTAAACTTAGGGGAGTCAACCAGACTAATGATCTGTATCATACTCTCAATGTTATCAATGTTAGATACATAATCATTAGGGTCTGCTTGACACTCTAACAACCATTCATCACTGGAGGTTGTCAGCTTTTTCTTTTTGTAATAATCCCACATTTTATGAAACAGAATTTTGTAAAACCAGTTATTGAGTTTACCTTTACTGCTGTCAAACTTGTGGAACATGTTTAATGCACGTATGAAAGCTTCTTGAACAAGCTCCTCTGATAAGGAAGGATCTTTTGTGTATCTTGTAATATTCCTTACGTACCTGATTTTGTTTTTTCTATATAGCTGTTCAAGCTCAGTCACTTTTTTCGTACTTCTTCTTCAATATAAGATACAAATCTTTTTCCTTTTCTTCTTTTGATTTTAATTCAACAGCCCGAGCTTCTCTTTGTCTCTTTTCAAACTCAATACGTGACTGGTATTGAACATCCGTTTCCTCTTCGTACCAATGAATTTCTTCTTTAATACCATCAAAATCATCAATTTCGTAACAAGCATCTAAGGGGAAATCTTTAAGGATTTCTAAAATTTGTCTCACTTTATGGTATCTAAATTCTACTTCTCTACTGTTTAAAATTAACTTTTTACCCTTTTTCATATCTCCATAAACCTTCCTGTGTCTTTGTTCCAATATACGGGGAATACCCCACTTTCACCAAACTCTCGATCTTCAAGAAGTTTGAGATTACGAATGTTACGAATATGATCAGGTAGAGCGGGGTCCTTATTCCCCTCCAGTCCTATTAAGAAGTTACATTTTCTCATCATACTTCTACTACCAGTGAATTGGTTCGAATAAACATTACCTCCCCACTCATGGTCACAGTTGCCCAATCCTATGTACTTCTCTTCTCTGTAGAACTTATCTCGTTGCTCTCCACTAATGTGCCCATCTGGGGCCTTAAGATGACAGAACATAAGAGCTAAGAAGTCCATATCTAAAGCCATTGCAGCTAAGTCTTGGGTGATACTCTGAAGAAGTGTATTAGCCTCTGCTGAACTCACTCCATCTGTTAAGTTAGTGATGGGGTCTAAAAATACAGCCTTAGCTCCTTCATTAACAGCTTGGATAATATCTTCTCTTAAAGACTTCCATTCAGCGTGTTGATAAAGATTAAGGAGCATTAGCTTATCTTTAATCTTTTCTCCTGCTATGTCGTAAGCCTTAAAATCAAAATCTCTCTTAGGATCATGGAAGATCTTAGAAGCCACCTTACCAGCAACAAGCTTGTAAGTTTTAGCATTGCTTTCCTCGAAAGAGGCAACAAACACCTTGATGTTATGGTGGATGAGGAAGTGGGAAATAAGCTCATTTCTAAGCTCGCCCTTGCCCATTTTTACCGAGTGTTCAACAAAGGTCGTTAATCTTTGCCCGTTCTCTTAGACTTTAAAGCATTTTGGTTTGCTGGTATCTTTAATCCACCGAGCAATTGTAGCCCTGTTCTTACCCAGAGCTGACGCAGCTTCCACTACAGAAGCGTACACTACCCCTTGAACGGACACTTGATGGGCATTACCTGAGATTTTACCGTACATAGGGTTATTCTCCCCTGAACGGTCAGCACATGCCCAACCATAACCAATATCCATATTGTAACCTTTAATCACAGCATCATACTTGGTTATATACGCTTGTTCTATGGAATAGGCATATTTCTTATCCGCTGTTTCAAAAGTGTGGAGCACCTCTTTTGAAAAAACATCAGCACCATATTTAGCTATTGCTTGGTGCAGATTACTTGTGGATTTGAATCTGGCCTTACGTACATGGCCTTGAAATCTGTGATTCAACCCTTCGGATGTTATACCTATATAGAACTTACCATTTTGCTTATTAGTTAACATATAGATAATATAATACATAAATCCTCCTAATGACTATGTAGAACACTACATGTTAACTGTCTTATGAACTGCTGCATGTTTCCATGCAGACCAGACTATATCATCCCCTAAAATAGGGGTTCACCACTTCGAGCCACTTGGCTCTACTCTCTTACGAGATAGTCGTTGAACTTTATTACCAACTGTACTGACTAGAAATGTCAACATAATAACGACGACTACGAATATCATCATATATATGTTTAGCAATTCTTAAACTATTCCTGATTTGTTTTGCAGGAATTTGCTTTTCTATAGAGGCACAGATAATGTGTATATCTGCATCTGTCAGTTTGCTGTTAGGACGACGAACCAGTTTATGTTTAAACGCGTGTTTTCTGTTTTCACTTTGAGTAACCCACTCAAGATTAAGATAGTGATTATTTAATTTATTACCATCTTTATGGTTAACAACCAATTCACTATACCCAAGATAGGTTAAAGCAACAAGACGATGGATAGTAATTCTTTTAACTACTCCATCAACACACAAAGTTACTCGCTGATAGCCAGCGGAATTTAAATCTGTTTTAAGTATTTGGTTCGTTCTGGTGTTTAGAACAACACCGGCTTCGGAAATAGAGTAACACTCATATCCGGCTAAATTGATTGGTTTCACACCTAATCTCCTTTTAATAATCTTAGCTTCTGATTGCCCTCGACTAAACGTTAGGGGTTTCCAGAAATTCAATGAATTTTACGCGGGCATAATCTCTACCCGCACCAATATACCCCGTCTCACCGTATCTAATGCCCCGTGTGACCTCATTAAGCTTTGGGAAGGGCCAAGATAGCTGACCAAAGGTTGCCGTCTCACGGGCCTTCTCATGGAGTGTGGAGCCATACACAAGTCTTGTGTTCTTGGGGACAGCGGCTCTGAATGATAGGCGTTCATAAGCTGCTTTCGCAGCTCCTTGCATTAGGCACTCATTAGCATCTTTGTAGGGGAGGGTGACAGTTTTAGCTGTTGGCAAAATTTGCATAACGTCTTGTACAGCTTTTTGTCCTGCCACGTCGTCATCAAAACAAAGGACGACTTCTTTAAAAATAGATTTAATCTGTTGAAGCTGCTTACTAATCACAGCTTTTGCTGAACTTGCACCCCTTGGAAGAGATACAACAGCAGGAAGATACTTCTCGTCTTTCTCGTACATCTCATAAATACGATGTACTGACGCCATATCCTCAGGGCCTTCAGTAATGATTAACTTCCAGCCCCCACTTGTCTTAGCTTGTGTCCATCCTATAAGGTCTCCACCTTTAGTGTTTCCCACATTATATACAAACTTGTGGTCTCCTAGAGTTTTAACATGATAACCAGTTAAAGCCCCATCAACAGTTACTGGCCAAAAAATGGCTGTAGGAGTAGCGCCGTCTACCTCAGACAAAGAAGTTTTAGCTTCAAAGTAATCCAAGGTAGCGGCTCTAAGTCTTCGGTCATTAACTGCCACTGTCTTATAGGTAGCAATCTCTTGAAGACTTCTAGCAATATCCTCTTCTGTCTTCTTTTTTACAACAGGGATATCTGCTACTTTTCTCTGGTCTCCATACGGGTCATCAACCTTTACACGACATGCAAAGCAAAAACCGTCTACACTACCGTCTTCTTGGGCAAAAACTTTTAACCCGTGTTTAGTCCCACAGACGTGTGGGAGTTGATCAATCTGTTGACCCAAAAATTCCTCCTTCTTTTTTGCTCTACCTTATATAGGGTAGATTGATAGAATGTCAAGGGGTCCGTGATAATTTTTTTACCACGCCCCCACATTCTTTCTGAAGATGTTGTTATTGACAACGTTCCAATCCCTTGCATAGGCAAGTTCTTGAGCATTAACAATGCCAACCCTTAAAAGCTTGTGGTAGTCTTTACAAAGAAACTTGTGTTTATGAACTCCAAACACCCTTGAAAGAAAGCCTTCATAACCTTCCATACTAAAGCTTTCAATAACCTTAACAGGCTCATTGTAAAACTTAGCAGCATCTCTGAAATAGTAAAGTACTTCACAGAAAGTGACGAGTTTATCGAAATTCATAGTGGACTCCATACCCCTAAACTCTAAACTCCCATGCTTGAACAAACTCTTAAAGTTTAAGCCGCTATAACGAAGCTTATCCGTATTCAAGATTCCCAAATCTTCCTTCGCAAGAGACTCCACTAACTCGTGAATAAGATACTCTGCATCATTAGCACTAAGACAGAAGTGATTACCACTCCTAGACTTGTCAAACCAACGAAAGATAAGCTCTTCCACAGTGAAGTAGATGGTGGAAAGAGTAAACATCTGCTTTACAGAGAGGTCACGCACATTAAGATGAACATGAATACCTGCTCTGTAAGAGTCCTTAATGATGCTATTGTTCAATACTTCCTTTAAAGAATGCAGGGCAGGCCGCAAATCTTCTAACAAGACAGGCTGTCTAAGAATGTACTCTGCACTTTCCCCACGAAGAGAGGGGTCTTCATCCTTGTACCAAGGAGTGTCCTCGAAAGCAGTAGCATAGGGGAGGTTTTTCCCCTCTACTTCAATCTCAATCCCTAGATCCCCTTTAAGGTTCTTATTCTTAAACCTAATAACCTGATCAATGTTGGCCATTTTTTTCCTCAAACAGATGGTCATTCAGATAAAATTTATTCTTGTTAAAGTCCACTTGTCCAAACTTATCTAAAGTTCCTACAACATAGCCTTTATAGTACAAAGAGGTTTTGGAAAGAGCAAAGTGACGAGAGAAAGCTACCTTAGTCTTTTCTTTCTTCCAAACCTTCTCTAAGCACTCTTCATAGGAAGGGTACTTACCCATAATTGTGTCAGAGTAGGGAGGGCTAGCGAAATTAGGAACTTCATCCTTCCCCCCATCTCCTACAACACAAATATTACCCAGTCCGATACCCTGTCTCCAATAACCTCTGATTGGCACCCTTGTAATATAGACACTAGTGCCACCATTATTCAGATAACCAAGAGGTGGAGAACTAATATCAATCTTATCTAGGGATGCCTTTCCATTTTCAGAGGTCTTAATTACAATGTATTCTACTTCAAGGTCTTTAGCAGTACACTTCTGAACTAAATACCTCTGTTTTAGAGCGGGCCTTGGGATGTACTGAGGATTTAGAAAATCTGCAACCCCATCCACTTGTGCTTTATTATCTTCCCCTCTTAAAAACACACCTAAGACGTAGATAGGTACTCCCTCATTAGTTCTGACAATAGTTTCAGTCAGACGTTGTTGTGCGTATTTAAGATCATCATACATGTTATGCAGCTTCTTTTTCTAAGATTTCACGATAGTATCTAGCGGGGTGAATACCCTCATAAGACAGGACATGAATAGCAGTTTCTTCATCCCCCTTATTGATAATATCTTCAGCACGCTTTCCGTTAAAAGTCTCGTTACGGAAGTTAGGATCGTTGAACATACTTTCAATAGCTTTGACAGTATTTTCATACACAAGCATAATAGTGGAGGGACGATTCAACCAAGCATTGGAGAGAGTGCGATACTCCATACCATAAGGCTTCGGTCTAAAAGCTCCAGCCTTACCATACAAACTCCTACGCTTTTGGTCCTCGTCCCAGATGATAGATGGGATGCCCAGCCAAGTGTCCATAGCTTGGGTCAGCCAGCAGCAGGCTTCAAAGTGGGTGGGGTCGAAAGGGTCACGAGGACCGGGGTTATTAGGATCACTCCAACCCACATGAATGTGACCAGCACCCGTCCTAAAGTCTGCATTAGCATCGGGGAGAGGGTTAGCCCTACCAGTGTAAGCATTAAAATCAGGATCACAGCCAAGAATTCTCGCTTCCTTGGGGAGAGAGTTGATGTACTTTGCTCCAAATTCCATCACTGGAACAGCCTTGAAGTCATAACCCGGAGTGAGCTTTTTCAAGGACTTCATAACTTCACTGATGTTACGAGAGAACTCCTTGTAGTTCTTAGCAGGGTCAATGTTAAACTCTGCTGCCAATCCGTCAGGCTGTACTGCTCCATACTTTACCTTGTGAGGAGCCTTCTTGCTACCGGGGATTAGGTTATGAGCACTAACAGGAGTGTTCGTAACTTCATTGATAAGAAAGACCTCAGGGTCAGCACCAATAGTAAAATCGTATCCACCAATTTTAGGCATATTTAGAATCCCACTCCTTTTAAGATATCGTTGTAAACACTTACACACCCTTCACACACGAAGTGGTGCTGACTTACCCACTTAAGGTCGCCTCTTTCAGACCAGTCTACGTTTTGCTTGCAGCATTCACATCCCTGCTTAGTCTTGTCGAAATACTCGTTCATATTCATCTTGACACCTTCCCATCCAATAGCAAGCTCTGGGGGCTCAATTGTCATATGTTTACTAGTGATTTCGTACCAGATGTTCTTACCGTTCGTTCTATTTACAAGATGCTTCTTCTTAACCTTGTAAAAAATCTTACTGCCACCCTTCTTGATCTCTTCAATACTCTTCTCATAGGTGACAAAAGGAACCTTGATAACGAGATCTTTTCCGCTCGTAGTCTTGGCAAGAAAGTGTGAACCAAAAGGCATGGCACTTTCTACGAAAGATTCTATATTAAATCTCTCAAAGAAATTCCCCAAATCTGTTATAGTACCCTTCCCAAAATTCGTTGTTTTTCCCTCTTTCGTAAAAAAAGGGGCTACATACTTAGGAAGGTCCACCTCCTTGATTTCAATTAAACCCTTCTCGTCTTTGTCAATAGTGTAGTGAACGTTGGGCTTAACGGGGATGATATCTTGAATTTCAAACTCTCGCCTACTAGTAGCTACACTAATCATCCAACGTTCAGAGGCCCAAACAATAGCACGATTGTTTTTAGATAGTGCGTAGTGCAGAGGACGTTGAGTATTACGAGCAAAGTTGAACTTACGAGTGCGCTTGTCGTACCAGACAAGAGCCATTGCTCCATCAACCTTTTTCCAGATTTCTGCTGGGTCTGGGTTAACATTCAACTGTGAATAAATAACCTGACTGTCGATGTCAAACTCATTATATCCGGGGAAGGTCTTCAATTGATAGTGATGTACAGTACCATTATGCACCCCAATCACATTCTCAAACTCAAAAGGGTGAGCCCCATCAATATCCACCTTACCCTGTGTGGCAAACCTGTTATGCCCCAACATTGCATGGGTAATAGGATCAAACTGGATAGGCTTCATGTTCCAAGGACCACCTAAGCACTTATCTACTCGTGTCTCCTTACTGCCAATAGAGAGCACCCCTGTAGAGTCTTCCCCTCTGACAGAATCAAAAAAGAGGAGATCTCCAAAGACAGCCTTCTCTTTTTTGTAAATATCTCCAGCAATTCCAACGATTCCGCAAATAATTTCAACTCGCCTTTCTCCGTCGAGTATTGATATACTCAACTTGTTTGACTTTTAGGGTTACAACAAATCTTCTTTAGACACTTTAACATTGTAAAGAACTACTTCTGATCCTAATTTTAGGTCATTACGAGAGTAATAGTAATCTTTTCCAGTTCTTTCCATTCGAAATTTTGTATCACTCGCTATAAGAAACTTATCTCCTACAAGGAATTGAACCGTGTCGCATCGTGTGATAACTAATGTGTCTCCAACATTAGCCCGAAAAGCTTTCCCACCGAGTCTAAAATTTAAACCATGAGTGACGAATACAGTCATACCCCCAACCAATCTCTCAAGAATTCAAAGTACAGTTCTTGACATTCGTGGTCAATTCCTACGTACTCTGGATGAGGTTGAAAACACAGGACACTTTGTTCTGGATAGAACACACTCTCTACGTCAAGAGATTCTCCAATAGCATACTTAACCCTCGTACCATCCCCACGTTCCTTAATCGTAGAACGAGAAGCAGAAAGGAGAAGCTTGTAATCTCCCCGAGGATCAAACATTTGATGATGAGTAGAAGTTACCTTTACAACCTTGCCACTATAAGTGGTTGCTTCGTGTGTTCCTCCAAGCGCATGACGATCTACGTCTTGCCACATCTTCCCCCCACACATCACATTCAGGAATTGACCACCCCTACAGATACCAGCCTGAGGCTTCCCCTTTTCTTGAAGGAAGATGTTAGCTTCGTATACATCTCGACGGGGGTTATTACCAGTGGACGGATGACGTTCCTCTTTATACAAAGCAGGACTTACATCTTCTCCACCTGTGTACTGAATAAGATCAGCATCTGCTGTATTATTCACTACATCCCATCCCCTATTAAGAAACATATTCTCAATAAGACGGTCTCCACCAACTACATATACGTTTTTCATCCGACTTTTACCCTCTTGTTATTCTGTTCGTCAAACCAAGTATCCAACTGATTAGCCAGATCCTTAATCTCTTGGTCAGTAGTAAAAACATAACCATTCTTGATAGGCATCTTCCAGAAAATATTCAGATTCTTGATCTTCTTATTCTCTCTAGGTCTAATGGATCTAACAAAATCTGTTACGGATGCTTTGTTCTTATAAACACCTTCCCAGAGAGAAGAGGCTCCACCACAACGGAAAGTCTTAGAATACAACTCATTCTTATTCACCATATCACGATTGATAAAATTGAGTGAGTAGTCTACAGGGTGTTCACTTGGGTAGAAAGGCCAATGTCCTCCATAGATCCCTTTAAAAGTGATACCTTTAGTATCTCCATCCCTCATGAAAAGAGACGTATAAACGTAGGCTCTTGTAGGATCTACCCCCATAGAGACAAACTTATCCCATACAAAGATCCTTCTGCTAACTTCTGGATCATGCATCTCTGTTGGGACACGAGAAGCCATCATAGCCCCCAGCATGAGCTTTCCGGGGATGTTTGGATTAACTACGTAGTTGTGTTCGAAAGCTTCTAGAGGGTCTTTCGTAATAAAAGCTTCAGAATACGGAGAAGTATTAATAAGCCAATTAGTATAACTAAGAGCTTGGTCTTTTGTGACACCTTTTCCTAAGTCCTGAAAACTGTTAAACATGACATGCAGGGGGAACTTTTTACCAAAACGGTTTAACCCTGCATGACACACACTACTCTCTGACTCCATCTTCCCATCTTCCCCCACCCAAGCCCAACAAGAGGTTTCCTTTTTATGGCCTTTGGAGTAGAGTTCAAAAGAGTCACGGGCTTCTTGAATTTTAGGGGAAAGCATTTTAAGCAGCGTCCTTATAAAGGGTTGGGTGAATAAAGTTCTTCCAAGTAGCGTCATGTTTTAGTGGGATGATATCTTTTCCGTGTTCTACAATGTAGTCAATCACAGAAGCAATAATACCTTGAGAGTAGGCTCCTACAACCTCAGGGGCTGAGTTAACCTCCAAAAGATAGGGGGTGTTATTTTCATCGTAGATGATGTCCACAGCTCCAATATTAAGCCCCACTTCATTGCAAGCTGCAATAGCCATGCCAGCAGCCATCAAATCCCAATCTCCCCAACGAATATTGAAGAACCTTCCTACTCCCCAATTAAGATTGGCATTATTCTTGGGGAGCTTATTTACCATCTGGACAACTCTACCATTGGCAATGATAACTCTCTCCTCTTTCTTCTTGTTGATAAGCTGAGAGAAGTAGGTGTTTGGTCCATACTCGTTAGCAATCTTCCTGATATCCGCTGCTGTCTCTACAACAGACATGAGCTTACCCCTCATGTGCATGGCAGGTCTAGCCACCCACTTACTACCACGGGGTACATGCCCATCAACAAGGGCTTCAAGAAGGTCTTCACTGGAGAAGAAGGTGTGAGGGCAAGAAATACCCTTATCTTGGAAGGTCTTACGAGCAAGAGCCTTATTGGCCCCAAAGTGAATGCTCTTGGCACTATTCACAACACTCTTAATGCCAGCGTTAAGGTTGGCGGTACAGCCCCAACGGAAACAGATGTCAGCTTCAGGAAGATTTTCCCCATTCTCTACCACCACTACGTCTGTCTTAGACATCTTAGCAATATTCTTGAGGGCGTCACCTTCCCAATTCTTACGATGTAGTAGAATAGCTTTCATAGCAAGTTCTCTCTCTTTAATGCAGGGGCTGGGTTATACAACACTAAATGCCTCACAGGAACAGTAGCATACATATTATTTCCTGTCCAACGAACGTGAATAGATCTGTAACTCTCAAATCCCTCATCCCCATACCACTGAGGGATGTATGTGACAATTCCATATTTCTTAGTATGCCTAAGACGCTTGTTAGCAGGGTTCTTAATTACATTATCTCCAACCTTGAATTTCATTCCCATACAACCTTTTTATTAATAATAGCTTTTTTATAATATTCAAGATTAAGTGCTATGCACTGCTTAACAGCATCATCTTTATTAATATCTGGTAAAAATGGACGATAAGGCTCCCAGAAAACAATCCCCTCATGGGTTTTACTTACCTCAATAGCGTAGAGAATGTCACCACTCCCATAAGTGTATTCAACTACACGATACATGATAGATCCTATGTGTTTAAATTTGGCACCCCCGGAGGGGATCGAACCCCCGACCGACGATTTTTTAATACTTACAAACTTTATTTCTTTTGAATGCAGTATTAATTATATGGAGGTTGAGAAGGGATTCGAACCCTTATTTTCAGCTCCTATTACGGATAGTGGTTTAGAAGACCACCTCGGCTACTCAACCAAAGGAATTAAACAATGAACTGTAATCACTGTGGTAATAAAACTAATAACCCTAAGTTTTGTTCAAAATCTTGCGCTGCAATATATAATAATAAACTTTTTCCTAAGAGGGCAACAACTAGACTTTGTACTAAATGTGATAACACTGTGAAGAGTTGTAGACACTCTTTATGCAACGATCATTGGATAGAATACCAACAAAAATTCTCCAAAGAAAAAACTATAGGGGATTATAGAAATAAACTTTCTGTTAGAGGTAAACATCCAAGTTGGTTACACTCTCATATAAGACTGTTTGCCAAAAGTTGGAATAAAGATTTATTAAAACTACCTTGTGCTCATTGTGGATATAGTAAACATGTAGAGCTATGCCACATTAAAGCAATTTCATTATTTTCTGATGACACAATACTAGAAATAGTGAACAATAAAGATAACTTAATTCAACTATGTCCTAATTGTCATTGGGAATATGACAACACCCATAAATAGTTTGCTGCTCTTACCACTGAGCTATGTCGGCATAATTTTATAACAGGTCTTCTTTAGTGTAATTAACTTTAGGTTTAAACCTATAACTTAAGTACCAATTTGTTTCACCTGTAGTGTGAGACATTACTTCTACAAACTTAATTTTTTTGTTAGAATTTGTTTCAATTTCAGTAATGGTATAGAATTCTCCTACAAATAAGAATTCCCCATGTCCAGCACAATCTTTATTATTTATACAAACTACTACATCCCCCACTCTCATAGAAGATCCTCCTTAGTAATGTTAGATTTAAAAGGGGAAAATCTGTCTTCAAAGAACCACTTTTTTTCTATGTTATCAGTGTAGATCTCTACAAATCCGGGCTCAGTGTTTATAATTTGATACTGATATCCTACAGTGAGCTCTTGTTGAGTATACTCACTATCTATACAAACCACTATATCCCCATTCTTAAACATCTACATCAAATCCTTTTTAGTAATTGGATTTTTAGAAGCTTTTTGAAATCTCCACTCAAAAAAACTTATTACTACTCCAGTATCAGACACCACTTTTACATAAGAGATATAAGAAGGTGGATCTTCATAATAATGCTTATAAACCTCTTTTACTATATATACCTTACCTGCTGTTAACAAACTAGCAAAGTTATTAGTAGCTACTACCTTATCTCCCATACGAAAATTCATAGCAGGTCTTCCTTGCTGTACTGTTTAAGGGGGGAGAAGCTATAAGCGTAAAAATCATATTCTCTATGATTGTCAGAGGTTACGGTAATCACATCACTTGACCAATATCCTAAAACATCCTCATCATACTCCCCTTTTTGTAAAAACCTTTTTACTGTATAAATTTTACCTTTTGTTAGATAAGGGGGGCATGTTTCAACAGCTATTACCTTATCTCCTGCTTTATACATCACTATTGCACCTTTAAAATTATGGTGGGGGTAGTCGGACTCGAACCGACACTCCGTAAGGAAACGGATTTTAAGTCCGCCGCGTATGACCTATTTCGCCACACCCCCATAGTAGTCTTTCCTAGAGCCTCTGTGAGGCCCTCTACAGGCCCATCTCTGTCTTAGGCTACCCATGTAGCCAACCACCCCTACTTTGCCGTGTGTGAGGCAAATAGAGGGGTGTGTGAGGATTTTAACCCCCTACCTCAGGTGTAGGGAAATGTTTCTTCACATATGCCTTAAGTTCTCTGTCGAAAAGATCCCTACGAATGTACTCCGTGTTGTACAGCTCATCAAACTCCAGACCAGCTATATACTTCTCTCCAGCAGCCTTAAAGGGTTCACGAACATACAAGGTGTCTGGCATATTAGTCATTTCTCTACCTCTGATTTAAGCATTCTCTTACAACCAAAGGATTTTGGCCAAGAGCTCATTTCTCTAATCTGTTCACTGATCCAGATCATACAATCATCTGGACCACGCCAGATAAGGGGACGAGAAAAATCATCTACGAGTTGTTCACTGTGAACTGTAGTGGAACTGCTACCATCGTAGGTGAGCAGAATATTACTCTCAATCCAAGCAACCCAGATCCAACCTTCCATTTTCTTATCCTATGTGATAGGTTTCAACAGTTCCATCTACGTTAACCATATACATGGTCCATTCATACTCTGTACATACGTTCTTACCAGTGTTCTTACACAGCTTCTCAAGAATCTCTAAGATTTTATCAGGCTTAACGAAAACACGTACTCCATTATACTTTCTTTCAGGAGTCCCCCATTCAATCATTCTCTTATTGAAAGCTTCCTCTTCCTCCTCCACCAAATCTAGCTCATAGAGGGTGTGCTCTTTCGTAATCTTCATATTACCACTCCCACCAAGGACGACAGAAAAGCTCATGCTCGCAGCAGGGACAAAAAGATTTGTCCTCTTTATTTACGAGAGAGGTTGTCTCATGCTTACAATTACCACACATAACAAGCGTACCCTCGTCTGTGTCATCTACGTAGAGACACAAAGTTACGTTAGTACACTCACTGGTTCTCATCTTTCTCGTCCTTCTTGAAAATTTATTTTCGTCTACCCCTTGACAAGGGGGGTAGGAGTACCTATATGGGGGTAAGGGGGCAAGCATAGGTTATCAGTATGTCTATTAACAACGGAGTTGCCTGCTACAGCAAATCTTCCTTACTCACCGTAGGTTGTAGTGTTAAAGATTGTCCTAATATAAGCAATTCAATATTCTCTTTAGGAAAGAATACAGTGCATAAACCATACTTGCTTTCTTTTAATTTTTTTATTACACCGAAATGATTAAATGTTTTATCACGCATATCAAAGGAGTAAACTACACGATCTCCAACCTTAAAATTCATAACAAATCCTTTTTACTCACTTTGACATAAGGTTCTAAAGAAGTTTCAAATACTGAATATGAAGTTTTGTTAATAGGAGCATACATAACATATACTATGGGGGTATCGTAATTAACAGTTTTTGTTATTGTTCCAAATATTTTAACAGTTCTGGTACGATTTGTATAAATTACTTCATCATTGATTTTAAACTTTGCCATCCAGCTTTCCCCCACATTCCTATTAAATAACTTGTGTCTAATAGTATTATAAACGTCATGATAGGGATTAACACAATAAGAATGAGAAGAGCTAAGAATAACATAAACAGAATTCTATACAAATCTAATAGGAGCATTACATTAAATCCTCTTTTTTAACCTCTTCAATCTTTACCAATTCACTTTCAAAGAATACTAATTCAAGACCACCAAACATTGCTAAAATAGGAAAACGTGCCCTCCCAAAAATATCTCTCACAATACCTATTTTAGGCCATTCAGGATAGTATTGTGCAATATGCTCTACTATTTTTACCCTGTCCCCAATCTTAAGCATTACAGTAGGTCTTTCTTCTCTACTTTATGCGCAAGTTTAAACCTGTAAGGCCAGTACCACCCTATTTCATTAAAATCATTCCTAACTTTGACACCATCATTCCACAAACTCACCACTGTGTAAATTTTACCTTGTGTCAAGGAACGAGCTACATTATCATCTACACAAATCACCTTATCTCCTGCATTAAAACTCATAATAGGTCCTCTTTTGTGATAGATATGTTATACTCTAACTCGTAACCTTGAAAAGTGAATTGCTTATCTTTGCACGGAAAGAATACAGTGATGGGCCATGGTAAAACTCGATTAATATCCTTGATAACCCCTTGTAACCCCTCATAACCATTTGATGCAATACCTGTATCAATATTAAAAGGTTTAACCCTAACATGGTCTCCTACTTTAAACATTATTTTACCTTTGCAAGGAAGTTCACTTATATTCAAGCTTTTGCATAGCTCTTGCAATGTGTGTCAGAGGAAGAGCCTCCAACCACAACACATACCAATAAAGAAAAGGGTTCATGCTACTTCCAGCTCCTTACGCTTTTCCTTGATAGCCTCCCTACGCCACACACGGGCTGCTGCACGGAGAGCAAGGTACATAGTGGTGACGGGCTTCAGGCGATTGGAAAGCCTGTGGTAGTGGCTCTGTACGACAGGACACACTGTGTTGTTACGCTTCATGACAAGCTTGGCTGTACGAAGCCACTTCTCTGCCTTAAAGAGGTTGTCCTTGTAGTCTTCAAGGAAGTCAAGGTAGTCCTCTCGTGTCCCAATAAGAGTGGGGAACAAGCCAATAACCTCTTCGTAAACGAAATCCTTGTCGTCTACTGCAAAGAGATGAAGGTCTCCACCCATAGCTTCGATGAGGTCAAGAACAGTGAAATCAGGGTTTTCGTGATAGGTTTTCATATTATTTCCTCTTTGGAGTAAGGGTTAGTACAGCATCTTGCTCTTCTACAAGCACAGAGTCAGAAAAGTTTTTAAGAAAGTTTGTTTCTAGTTCAATAACGTTAGTATTTTGATTAACGTTATATACAGTTGTTCTAACCATTTCAGTCTTAAGATAGTATTTAGATCCCCCACTAAGCTTAAAGATTGCTCCTATATTAAGAAACTTAAATTCTTTGAGGCTGTTGTCAGTGGATTTAATTACAAAGCTCATGTTATTCTCTCCATTGGGTGAATTGGTTCGGGGAGTAGGATTCGAACCTACGAATGATGGCACCAAAAACCATTGCCTTACCGCTTGGCCATCCCCGAGAAATGTGATAGGTGAGGCGCATTGCTGCACCCCACCATAGGTAGATTAGCCGTCACGACTACTGTAGGCCGAGCCCCCAGGCGTCATACACACTACTACCACCGCCATAACTGCGAGCCTTCATAAGCTTCTGACGAGCAGAAGGGGTCATCTTGTGCATACTGTTGGCACGATCGTTCAGCTGCTTGTGCTGCGCATACTTACCAAGAATCTGTCCAGAGATAGACTTGGAAAATGCAGACTGCTCACGAAGGTTATCGTGACCAGCGGCTGCGAAAAGCATAGCTGGAGTGAGCATCGTCATAACCGTAACGAGTGCAAAAGTAATCTTCTTCATAGTAAGTTCCTTTTCTGTGTTGTTGCAAGCAGCACAGCTATTTAGGGAGAAGCCCCTAAATGATTTTAGGACGGCGAATACCTTCTTCGTCCTTTTCCGTTGTCTCGTCCTTTGTAGTGAAACGAGATCCCCTCTCAATCATGAGAGTTGCAATTTCATCATCCATAACACCGATGATATTAGGGAGGAGACTGTTCCCATAAGCTACGGTGTACTTATTAACCAACTCTTTCAGAGCTCTCCTAAAGCTTTCATTAGGATGCATCATTGGGATGTCAAGTAGCATGGGGGTTCCTCGTGGGGTTAATAGTCGAGATAATCTTTGAAACGAGAGTCAAGACAATCCTTGCAGATACACCAATCAGGATGTACATACAAAGTTTCTTGAAACTCCTTATAGTCCTCAAGGTCTAGGTTGTTAGCATCCCAAATCTCTTCTGGGTACAGACGTTCTTTCATAACCTTCTCCTTAGTTGTATTCAGTCCTGTAAGCATCCCTACCTACACAGGTAGTGCCATTACGAGAGAGATGAATACCATCGTCTTGATAGGTACGAACCCCATCAATACAGAAGGTATTCAAAGCTTGCCCAAGATATCGTTGCCTGTTACGATGTACTTCTGAGTAACGAGGAGAGACAACAGACACACCAATCTTGGTGGGGACAGGGATTAACATTCTTGTCTTAGCAAAGAAGTACCGACAATTATCGACATAATCCCGTGAAGCTTGTTCAGTCCTGCTGTCAGCTTCTCCATGTACCCACAGCATAGTGGCAGAGGTGAACTTGTCTCCCTTTGGAACTGCCATGAAGGCTCCTGAGAGGCTGTTAGAGAGGGCTTGGAACAAGGAATTGGGCGTATTAGGCCACCAATCAAAACCTTTAGCCCCAAGAACCCCGTATTTATTTTGTGGGGCTAGCTGAGTGTTACCTTTTGCACACTTGACAATGTACACGTTTTCACCCTCATGCCTGTCCTTGTTTGCCACCCATTCGATGACCCAACCTACCTCTGCCCCCCAATAATCCTCTTTTTCAGGATGATAGGGGCTAAACTCCCCATTCTTATAGAATTGTACCTGATTAGTGGTTTGCCACTTAACAGGTAGATTACCCGTTACATTACGGGTGAGAGCATTGGATTGCCCTGCGATGATTAGCAGTTTTGACACAGCGATCCTCCATTGTAAATATAGTCATATGCAACAAAAGCTAGTACACCTAGTCCAACGATACATCCTAGTAATGCACCAATACAACCTCCCCCACACACAAACTCTTAAAAGAAATAGTGTTAATGGATTTATTATTAAATGTAATTTTCATGCTGGCTCTCCTTGTTTGCAGTCTATTTTCTTAATAGACATACCGGGTTCAGTGGCTTGAGCAGCTACAATCATAGCTTCATTTCTACATTGTAGCTCACTTACTGCATCAATAGGTAGGTTCATTACTGAGCACTGGCCCATATAGCAGTAAGTGATGACTACGTACCACATACTACTTAGCCTTAGCCATAACAGGAGCAGAGGCGGCCTCACGGGCCTTGACGAAAGCATCAACCTCTTCACTGTGCCACACAATCTTCCCCTCTACATCCTTTACAGGAAGGGGAAACTTGCGGATACGAAGAAGAAGGTTGAGGGCCTTCTGGTCAAGGTTGGTGAGACGCATCACGTCAAAGATTGTCAGCATGATAGGTTATCCTTTCTTCACAATCTTGGCACATTCTTCCAGTGTGTGGGAATATTCTGGCTTGTCCAGCTTGACAAGCTTCACCCCACACATAACACTCACCTCAGGCTCGATGTCGGCCGTAACTCCGGGGATAAACCCCTTGCGAACGGCTTTGTTACGAGCACGATCAAAAATAACATAGCTCATGATATTCTCCAGATGGGGGATTTAGAGATTGTTGCAGGAACCCAGATAAAATGACACAGCTTCGATCCAAGCCTGATCGAAAAGTTCCCAGTCATCATTATTGAACATCGTAATCATCTCGTTAACAGAGAACACGATAAGCTGGGGTTTGTCCCCACTAACTTGATGGAGAGCTTCCACACTGTGGATGACTTGATCGAAGGTGTTCACTTCTGTTCTCCAAATGTCAGAGGAAATGTGCAAACTTGTCGGGGAGGGGGAAGCCCAACTTGTGGGCAAGGATGCCGCCGAAGACACCAGCCATCCACTTGCTGTTGCCATTGGGGCCGGGGTTAATACCCTTGCCACGTTCACGGTCAGCAGTGCCAACGCCCCTGTGACCCCCCTTGCTGATGCTGTCAGGGTACTGATTGGGATGCTTCTTCATCCACTTGGCAAACTCGCTGTTCTGTTCCTTGTTAGCCATGACATTCTCCATACATGAGAGAAGATGCGACATTACATCAATAAACACACCATCTCTGATGTGTTTAAAACTCTAATGGCCCACCGATGATGATAGATAAATACCAAATAATGCGGCAAACAACATAGCAAAGCTAACCCACACGATAGCTTTTTCTCCATTCATCATATTCAGCTTCAAGCAAGTTATGCCCAAAGTTACGAAGCCCAAGCTTCAAGCAACCAGCATCAAGCGTTACCCTGTAGCTGATTGGCTCATTAATATCTCCGCCAAAACGGAAAGATGTGATGATGAATCCAAGCGCGCCGCAATAGCTGCAATCGTCCGACAGATCACGAAGAGCCATTGCTTTAATGCGATCTATGTACCCTTGGCGAGAGGCACGGGGATTAGTGATTGCGAGAATGTCCGCAACGTCTTCAATGCCCGAATACTGGAACGGATCGTGAGGCATGTTGTTTTCCTTTGGACTGTCTAAGCCAAGAGAGTACACTGCAATAAAAAAGGCCCCCCTGTTAATTCAGAGGGGCCTTAATTGTTTGTGAGAGGTGTTAGGCCACCTTGTCAATCGGGATGATGACATCATCCTTGTCAATCAACTCGACCTTC